CGGTCCTTCATGTGTGGGGGTTAGCCCTTGGCCTTCTGCTTCTTATACTGGAAAACCTTGGAATAGTCGCCAGTCTTTTCTGCTTCAGACCGCAGGCGGTCTAGGGTGCTGTCAACCGCGCCAGACGGGCGGGCGGTGCCGCTGATCTTGCGCTCGGGTGACGATTGAGCCTTACGGTTCGAGATTTTCAACTGCGTCTCCAATTTCGCAACCGCGAAGGCGAACTTCACGGGATCTGTGATGGAAGCGATTTCCTTCGCCTTTTTCGGGTTCTTGCCCAGAGCATAAACGACCAGGGCCGGGTTGTCGGCACCTTGCACGATCATGCCCTGCTGCATGACGCTGAGATTGTCTTGAACGACATCCTCGGCGAACTCGAAGTCACGCACCTTCAGGCCGGCCTTCGCCCCCTGATAGCTTTCCAGCTTGCGCTCCCATTCTTTCTGAACGGCTTGATGTTCAGACTTTACGGCAGCCTCGCGCTCGTCATGCTGGCGCTTCTTCTCATACCACGCAGTAAGATCCTTCTCGTATCGGTCAGTGTCGTAATCGGCTTTCTCAAGCGTTGGCTTCGGTCCAAGGGGCGCGACCCCAGGTGTGTTCCGCTGTTCGACCTGCGCTAGACGCTGTTCCAGTTCCTTGGCACGACGTTTCTCTTCACGATACTGCTTGCGAAGATCCCGGACCCAATCAGGGGCGCGGGCTTCCTCATCTTCCTCCGGGGCTGGCGCTTCCCCGTCAATCGAAATCACAACCTCTTCGTCTTCTGCTTCGGCCTCATCGTCTTCGGCCATCTCGGCCTCGTCAACTTCGGTTTCTTCAGTTTCGACTTCAAAGTCCTCTTCGATCTGTTCTGCCAATTCAGTCATGCGATCCTCGCGATTTTCTCACCCATTACATTGTGCGGCTGGGTGGTTGCCGCATTCCGGGGGCGACGGCTTCTTGCAGAGCCTTCGCCGTGTTCACTACGTTGGTGCGCTCTTTTTGCTGGATGCCAGCAAGCACCTCGACGGTCTTGGCGCGGGTTTCTTCCGCACGCGCCAAGGTGTATTCTGTGTTGGCCTGAGCCTGGCCTGCCTTGGCCTGCGCTTCCATCGCGGCGGCTTGCAGATACTGCGCCTGCGGATCGGGCTGCTGCGCGGCCTGCATCTCGGCCAGCAGCTTCTCGCCTTCCTGCTCGGTCGGCTGGATGACGCCCATCTTGATGAGCTTGTCGCGGAAGTATGCGCGCACCTCGCCGATGCCCTCGCCGTCCATGTTCATCATGGCCATTGATGTCAGCACCTGCTGCGTCTCGGGATCTGGCGCAAGCTGGATCATGCCCAACAGCGACCGAACCGTGGCGCTGCGCTTGGTGGCGCTGGCCGGGCCGACTTCAACAGCCACGTCGAACTTGGCGTTGCTCAAGTCGTTCTCATATTCCACTTCGCCGGTTTCGACGTTCAGGATCGGCTTGCCCATCTCGATGCTGGACAACTCACCGCCGACGCCCACGGCCTTCATCTTGCGGCCAGGCTCGACAAGGATGTCGCGCGCCATCGAAAGCCAGATTTCTCCGCAACGCTTGATCGCCTTTGACATGTTCGACATGTAGATGAAGGTCTGCATGTCCAGGCGCTGCTGGATCAGCTCGACAGCCTTACCGCTGACGTTGGAGACGACCTCCTCGGCAGCGTCAGGCTTGCCCAGCAGATCGCTCATGTCCTGCTCAGTGATCTGCAACAGGCCAGCCAATGCAGGCGGGATCTGGGGCGGCTTGGTGTAGCCGACCGGGCCAGACAGAACCTCGCCGCCGTTGGCGTCGGTCACGGTGTTCAACAGCAGGTAGGGATAGTTTCGCAGGTTGTCCTCGGACCACATCATCTCGTGGCCGGCAACCTGCTCGGGCGTGAAGATCGGTTTCTCAACGGTCGAGAGCGCGCTGATCTCGCCCAGCTTGGAAAGCTGCATGTTCTTCAGCCGCTGGGCATCCTTGGCCAGACGGACGTGGCCCATGCACCGCTCGATATTGTCCACGAACCAACGCTTGCCGTAGACCGGGACAATCGGGATCTGGTCGCCCGCGATGTAGCCGCTGTCTTCCAGCACCTTGCCACCGCTCATGATATACTTGCGCACCTTGCGGCGCTTGACGCGGCGCTGGCGGACCTCTTTGGTGCCGACAGCCTCCAGCATCATCTCAAGTTCTTCGTCGTCCTCGAAGTCCTTTTCGGAATACTTTTCTTCCTGCCCGTCGATGGTCTGGAAGATGCGGATGGTCTCGGACGCTTCCTCGACGCGGTAGACCTCAGCCACATAGACGACATCAGGCGTGGCCCAGTCAAACGCCCACTGCTCAATGCCCTTCGGCCAGGTGGTCGGATCGTCATCCCATGCGGCCCGGTACGCGTCACGGGTCATCGCGGTCAGAACGTAGCACAGCCGCGCGTCGGCCTTGTCTTGGCGCTTGGCGTCCAGATCGAAGAACACTGTGCTGTCCGCGTCATAGATCGGCTCAATGCGGATGCGCTGCTTCTCGTTTTCTTCGTCGTATTCGTCTTCATAGACGGCACGCAGGCGGAACGCACCGAAGCCGCCACCAACGGCCTCCTCGAATGCGTTGTCGTAGGCTTCGTTGGAGCCGCTGTCCTGCTCGTCTGCCCGGAACAGCCCATCGCACACGTCGGCCAGCTTGTCGTCGGCGGTGCCGTCCTTGCTGACGAAGTCAACCGTGATGCGGTTGTTGCGGTATTCGTTAATGATCCGCATGACGGCGAGGTGGACCTTGTTCACCTCAAACTTGGGCTTGTTCAGATATTGCTCATAGAGGTTGCCCTCCCACTGCGCGCCGGCGATGGAGTAGAAGCGGCGATCCTCCAGGCACTGCAAACGCTCATCGCGCATCACGCCTTGGATGTCATCGAACTCGGCCAATGCTTCTGCATGGACGTTTGCAAGCCGCTGGTCTTTGGTCATGCGGGCCAAGGTGCGCGCCTTTCGCTGGATATTTGGGCCGAAGTATACGGCAGGACCATTAGAATATCAATGCCGTGCCATCGGCATCATCACAGGGACGAGGCGAGGCTTCGCCTTCTCCTGCTTGCCTGCCCGGCGTGCGCCCTCGCAGGCATAGCGCAGAGCGTCGATGACGTGGTTTTCCTTGTCCTCCAGCATCGGGAGAATGCTGCCCGTGTCGCGGTCGGTCTTGTAGCTGTAGAGCGTCAGTTCATCGATGGTGTGCTTGCAGCGTGGATGCACCACGATGTCGAAAGACTTCAGCCACTCGACGCCCTCCTCGACCGACTTCGGACCTTTGACGGCGGGCTGGATCTTCGGAAAGCCGTTCTTGCGCATGTGGCTGATGGTCTCGGGCCGCGCGCTGTCGGCCACCATCGGCCAGCGTTCAGCGTCGGGGATCGTCATGAACAGCGCCGGCGTGTCCACGATCTCGCAGCCGACCTGATAGGCTTCGTGGTCAATATATAGCTTCCGTCCTATAATGTGGCAGCGCACGCCAACGGTCGGATCGGTGGCAAAGCCCCAGTCAGCGCCGAGGCGATGCACGGCATCAGGCGGTGCCTCAAACTCTTCGATGGTCCAGTTCTTGAACACGCGGGTTTCGCTGTTGCGGACATACTCGCCCTTCCAGACGTGCATGTATTTGTCAGGATCGCGCCGCTTGTCGTATTCCATTTCCTCGCGCAGCACCTCGGGGAACCAAGGGTTGTCGCTGTAGTTGACCTCGATGACAACCGTCTTGTCAGGCGCTCCAGGCCCACGCAGCAACTGCTCGATGGGGTCAGTGTCGTATCTTGGGTTCCATGTGAACCAAAGCTGCGACGCGGGCTTGCGGATGGTCGGGCGCAGGATGTCCAGAGAGAACTGGCTGATCGACTGCGCTTCTTCCACCCACGCGATGTCGAAACCTTCCAGCGACTTGATGCTGTCTGCCGTGTGGTTCTGCATCCCCTGGAACACGATCACGCCGCCGTGGACAGACTTGATCTGCGTCTGCTGGATCTCGAACATGTGGCCAACGCCCATCTCCTCGATCTTGTTCTCAATCAGCTTCTTGACCGATTGCGCCAGAGACTTCTGCACCTCGCGCACGCAGACAGCATCAACCTTTTCGCTGACGCTGCGCTCAATCAACATCTCTGCGAAGAAATGCGACTTGCCTGAGCCTCGGCCACCGTATGCCCCAAGATAGCGGGCGTCGGGGCGCTTGAGGATCGGCAGAGACCAGCGTGGGGTCTTTAGCTGGAGTTTCATTGGGGTCCGACTACTAACTGGTCCCACTGGCTGGGCGACATGTTCTCAGCCATCGCCTGCTCCACGTCAAGCGCGCTGACGCCCAGCATCGTTGCCGCGCCTGCAATGCCGTATTTGCGCACGATGTTGATGAGGTTTTCGTCAAAGACGACGTAATTGCGTGAGCGCGTGTCAAACTGCTTTGCAGCTTCCTCTGCCGCCTGCCGTGTTGGGAAAACGTCAATAGGGTTTGGGTCGTTGCCCCAATACAATTCGCTTCCGCTTGGCGTGTCTTTAATCGTCGTTGGCGTGAATGAGCGTGATCCCTGGTCAAGGTAACGGATGCCGGGGATGCCTGCTTCGCGCAGAAGCTCCCTCTGCGCGTCACCGGGTCCACCGCGTAGAAGCCAGTCTGGGCTATCAATGCCAAACTGTGGGCTTGCCATCTTGGCGATGTATTCGCCCTCTATGGATGGGTCTGGATCGCGGCCATAAATTTGCTGCCACCTTGCGTTGGCAAAGTCACGCACCACCTGCGGCTGTTCACTTAGCGGCCTATCCCAATCCAAGAAATCCTCTGGATTGGCATTGACATTGACCTCATACATGCGGCCCTCGTTTACCCGCCGCACATCCGCTGACTTCAAAAGCGCGTTTAGCCCCTCCGCACGGCGCGCCATGTCGATTGTAGAAGATGCAAGATCCCCAGTATATTCAGGCTGCAACTCAGAAACATTTCGCACGCCGAATTCTGCAAGATTGCGCTGCACCGCAGATTGAAGCCGATTAATCGTTGCCGTGATTTCCGCTGGGTCTCCACCGACATTCTCAAAGGCATCCACAACGTCCGCGCCGTATTTTTCGGCCACGTTCACGCCATCATCTGCAACGTAATATGGACGCGCCAGCGCATCACGATAAGACCGCGCAATCCCCTCATTCTCGGCAAAATACAGGCCGGGGCCGTAAGCCTGCGCGCCTTCGCCCGTGCCGATCTTGCTCATGCTGAAGCGATCAAAGTCATGCGGCGAACCGTGGAACAGCCGCAGCGCACCGCTCTCATCCACCCCGAACTGCCGCGCCATGTCCGTTGCGGCCTGGCTAGTTGGAGACGCTCCCAGCAGCCCCTCCATCATCGCGCTGGCGGCAGGCACGCCGATGGCCTTAGCGGCAGCGATAGGCGCAGCAATGCTGGCCACGCCTGACACCATCTCGCCCAGAGATGCGATGCGGTCCCAGTAGCTTTGATCGGGCGCCAACATGCGAGATCCGGCCCGCATGGCGCTGCCGATGCCTTCGACCGGGTTGAACGTCTGGTTCAGGAATGCAAGCCGCTCGGTGACGCCGTTGCCGATGTCGAGGATGCCCGGCGCTGTGCGGCGCGGCGCCATCGTGTCGCCAGGCTCATCCACGCGCACCCACTGACGGCCTTCTGGCGCAGGCGGGACGGGGCCAGCGTTGGGGTCGTTGCTGTCCCAGACTGCCTGCCCTGTTGCCGGATCGATCAGCTTCATTCGTCAGTCCTTCGGATCAATGATGACGCGCTCGATCTTCTGGATGATCGCGCCGCCGTCTGGGCCGCTGTGTTCGCTCTTCACCGTGTCGTTCCAGTCGGCACGGAAACGGTTCTTCATCTGGAAAATATAGCTGGTGGCGTTGAAGCCATCGACGCCGCCGAAGGTCGAGACGCGGCCCATCTTTTCCCACCATGCTTGGGAAAGGCGCTGAGCATACTTTACGGCCTCCGAAAATTCTGGGTGTTCTTGCGTCCACAGATCGAAAGTCGAATAGGCCACGTCGAGTTCCGCTGCCATTTCGGCCTTGCCCATGCCTTCACGCCCGCATTGGATCACGGTCTCGCACATGGCTGGATCGTATTTGCTCGGGCGTCCTGCTGGCATGATTTCCCACCTTCATCTCGGGCGATGCGGCCCGGTCGCTGGGGCGCAGTTTAGCGCAAGGTTGAGGCAAAAGAAAGCCCGACACGAATGCCGGGCCAAGTCGAGGCGTGTTCCAACTGGGGAGGTAGTGCGATCATGTTACTGCTTCACGGCGAGATATGCAAACAGTCCTTTGCCGACGCGCTTGCAGAACAGCAGGCACATGCCGGCATCTGAGGCTGCCGCCGCATCAAGGCGATGCGGACCGCCGCAGTGTTGGCCGATCCAGTAGAGGATGCGGTCGCCCTTCTTGGCCTCATGCAAGGTCAGCGGGAACATGCCGCGATGCAGGCCCGTGATGTCGGTTGGGTCTTTCATCAGAGAAGCCTCCTTGAGCCGTCTATGCGGTCCTGCGCGATCCTGAAGTAGTCAGGGTCACGCTCAATTCCGATGAAATTGCGATTTTTGTTCATACATGCAACGCCTGTCGTGCCGCTGCCCATGAATGGATCAAGGACCGTATCGCCCAAGTTACTCCAAGAGATGATGTGGTCTTGCGCCAGAGCGACTGGAAAGACCGCCGGATGTGTTTTGTTAAAGACTTTTTCTTCATTGATGCGCCAGACGTTGTGACGCTGACCGAAATCTTTGATGATCGCCTTCGTTTTTGCGCCATTCGACGTGACCGTGCGCCCATCCTTTTGTCGCGTCGTGCCGTGCATTGTAACGCCAGCGTGCTTATTGGGTCTATCTTTGATCGGGTTGAATGTTTGAGGCGCCCCTTTTGAGAAAACAAACATGTATTCAAAGACTGGCGCATACCTATGTTTCAAAGCACCAACGGCGGAAAACGTAGACTTTTCCCAAATCATAGTGTCGTGCAGTTTGAAGCCGCACTCCATCGCGTAGATGGCCTGTCGAAAGCTGGTCCCCGTCTCCGACCCCTTGATAGTAGCATCCGCGACAACCCACACCACTACACCGCCTTGCTTCGTGACGCGGAACAACTCGCGCAAGACAGCCTGCCATTTCCGTTCGGTCCAATCATCTAGCGACCCATTGTAGTTTCGCAGGTTGTCATATGGCGGCGATGTCACAGTCAGATCAACAGACCCAGTCTCAATTCCCGCCATGCGTTCTAGGCAGTCGCCAAGCATCAAATTCACGTTCACTCAATCACCCCGTCGCTGAGAAAGTCAAAGTCATCTTCCAGATCGGCCTTCGGTCGGCGCACGGCTTTCACCTCGGCGCCGGGGAAGGATAGCTTTATTGCGTTCACAAGGCCATTGCGGTGTTCATGCAGTGCCACTGCAACCTCGCGCATGGTGTGGATGGCGATGCCGGGACGCTTGGCATAGGCTGCGGGCCATTCGCGGCCATCCTCAATGATGCCGAAGGTTGTGCCTTCATATTCGTATTCCCAGATGTCAGGATCGGACACTGGCCGACCGAGGCTGACGGCTTCGGCGTCCATCGCTGCCAGCCCGCGCAGGCAGACCTCGACCCAGAACTTCACCTTGTCCGGATCTTGCGCGTCGATGGCACCGTTGAGGCCAGCGACAGCCTTACCCCATTTTGCCGCGCTTTCGACCGAGACCAGCTCGGGCAGGCGATCCACGCCCCAGCGTTTGTCCATCTCGCGGACAGCCTTGTCGAATGGTGCCAGCGATAGGTCCGCTTTGATCTCATTTGCCGTCGCTCCTTTGTGCAGGATGCGGTCGTCTTTCTTCTGCCGGGTTGGTCTGTTTGCCATCGTTCTCATCCTCTCGTTTTCCTCACCCTCACCTCACCTCACATAACCAACACCTTCACCTCCTCACCCCTCACCCCCCTTTAGGGGGGTAGGGTGAGGAGGAAGGGTGTTTTACCTCACCTTTCCTCACCTTTCCTCACCTGTGAGGCTCTAGGTGAGGTGACTTTTTTATCACACTTCGTCATGGCTGATCCACTCTCCGACGACCACGACGGCCACGTCTCTGGCCTGTCTCGGGTCTGTTATGCGCTCGACGGTCAGCACGTTTGACTTGATCCAGGTCTTGATGATGGACGCCACTTTGGCCTTCCCTTTCTTCTCGGTGATGTCGATGCCGAGCATGTCTGCTATCGGGACGCCCACCCATTTTTTAGACTGTTGGCTTTCGCGCAGCGGCTCTCCGTCGGTGTGCGCGTCGGCGACGATCCTCTGGGCTGCTTTGGCGTCCTTGGCGCTGATGCCGTCGAAGGCGTCTGGCAGCGTGTAGGGGATGCAGACGCCGATCCATTCGCCGTTATCAATCTTGACGCCCTCCATCTTGCGATAGACGGCAGCGGCGGCTGGCGGGGCGAGGTTGGCCTTGCCGTCGTCAACGCGGAAGATGCTGCGCGCCTCTGTCTCATCGATGCCCAGCTTGGCTGCGTCGTCTGGTGACATGCGGTTGATGACGCGGGCTGCTCGGGCTGCACCGATCAGGCTGCCTGCGCCACGCACGCTGTCGATGCCAGCGTCTTCTCCGTTGCCTTTGCGGATGTGGTGGACAAGACCGATGGCGCACTTGGTCATATCGGCCACGCGCCTTATTTCTGCCACAATAGCATTGATGCCGACGTTGTCGTTCTCGCTGCTCAGGGAGTGAGCGCCGACGAAGGGGTCGATGAACACGCAGCCGATCTGCTTTTCGGGGATCTTGCGGCAGAGGTATTCGACCAGCTTTGTGTTGGGCAGGACGCCGTCGCGGGTCTGGATGCCGAACTTGAGGCTGAAGTCACGGCCAGCGTTGACGAACAGGCGGCCCTCAACCTCGGCTGGCTTGATGCCGTAGTGACGCATGGCAGACAGCACGCGGCGCTGGATCTCTTCCAGCGGGTCTTCGAGGTTGACGATCCAGACGTTCGTGCGTTCTTTGACCTCCTCGCCAAGCAGCGGGCGGCCCGTGACGATGGCGAGGGCTTCGACGATCTGGAGGGATGTCTTGCCGATGCCGCCTGCGGAGGCCAGCACGCTGACGAAGGAGCGCAGGTAGTGGTGGGCATAGATCCACTTGCGCGGCTCGATGCTGGCTTCGTCGAACATGTCATAGAGGCTGGGCCAATCAGGGGCTGCGTCAGGCGCGTCTGCTGGCGCGTCGGGGATCTCGGGCGGCGCTGCATCATCTTCGGCAGAGATCGCGCTGGCAGGTGCCTCTGACGCAGCGGTCGGGGCGATGTAGTCGAAATCATCCATGCCGTTGTCTGGCATCTCGTTGCGGGCCGGGTTGATCTCGGCACCATAGGCGCGCACGGCGCCGTCGAAGTCCCCGTTGTGTTCGTAGTGGACAAACAGGTCGAAAGCGTCGCCCCAGCAATATGAGTTCTCGCCCAGCGACTTCGGCCTGCCCACGCCGGCGGCTGCGTCTGAGCCTGAGAGGCTGACCCAGTGCGTGCCGAAGTTCTCTGTCGCGTAACTGTGGCTCGTTTGATACCGAGAACGGTAATGCTGGGATGATCCGCGCCGCTCATATTGATAACGGGCCAGCAGATCCTCGATGCTGTGGTCAGCGTTGAAGGCATCGACCGGGCTGACCTCATCGGGAAACTTCTGCCGGCGATCCGCACGCTGGCGCTCACGCTCGGCCCGCGCCCGGTCGGCTTGTTCTGCTGCCAGGCGGCGCTGCTCTGCCTTGCGGTGCAGTTCTTGCAGGATCGGGCTGTCGGCGTCGAGGCGCAGCGGTTTTCCGCGAATGATGCGGTGCTGGTAGAAGATCGGGGTCAGGTCAGGGTTGCGCCGATCGATCGGCACGTTGGGCAGATAGATCGGCTGGCCGCAGCGTGCCAGGGCGCCGTCGGGGTGTACGCCATTGACGTGCAGGAGATCGAAGAAGGCTGTCTGGATCTCTTCGTATTCGGCCCCTGTGACGATGGCGGCCAGCGGGATGACGGCGCGCCATTTGCGGTTCTCTGGAGATGCGCCGGCGGATGAGTAGATCAGGATGCTGACATCACCGCAGACGGCCTGCACGGCCTCTTGCACGTCGTCGATGGACGGGTTGCCACGGTCCACGTCGATGGCAAGCGCACGGTACGCGCCATGCTCACGCTGGGCTTCGTGTGCGCGCCCGTCGTGCGCCCGATAGGTGGACGGGATAAAGAAATCAGCATCCCGCTTTTCTTTTGCCTGCGGGGTCTGCACCAGCTTGACGATCTCGTTCCAGCCGATGCCTGGGTAGTATTCGCCGGGCTTGTCGATGAGCGTGAAGAAAGATCCTGGCGCTGTCAGGAAACGGACATCAGACATGCTTGATGTCCTTGTAATAGGCGCGGGGTGCCTGTATTATTTGCATTGGAAGGTTCTCCTCTCGCTTCCGTTAATTTGAACCCCGGCAAGTTGCTCGCTTGCCGGGGTTCTTCTTTATGTCACCACGGGATGTCGTCTGCCAATTCTTCTTTGATGCTCTGGCGCTTTTCTTCTGCCAGCGGCTTGGTCTCGAACGGGTCCGACTTGCTCTCGACGGTGTCGAAGTCATCCATGCCGCCATCGCCATAGCGGGCTTCGACCACCTGCACAGCATCCAACAGCAGCGAGATGCCGCCCTCTCCATCAGGAGAAATGACGCCAACGGCCCACGCACGCACGGTGCCTTTAGAGCCGCCCCAGAAGGCCAGATCGGCGAGGGGCTGCTTCTGCCCGTCGATGACGGTGGGCGCCTTGTTGGGCGTGCCGTCCTTCTTCATGCCGTTGCGCTTGGCGGTGAACTGCACCATGCCGGTTTCGTTGCCATGCTCGTCCTTCAGCTTCTTCATGCCGAAGACGGTCTTGAACTGCGGCATCTTCGGGTTGCGGCCACGGCAGGCGTCGTAGTGCGCCTTCAGGCTCTCAAAGATCGGGCGGGCCTCATCCTTTGTCATCTCGAAAGCGACCGACCATGCCGCATTGGATGCGGTGGGCGCGCAGGGTTCGCTGGCCTGCTTTTGGGTGTTGAACCGATAGGTCTGGTTCAGCTTGGGATATTGAAGGGTGACGTTTTTAGCCAAGACCTTCATGAAGTCATCGTTATTTGCCATTGGTTTTCTCCTCTCTGGCGGTGGTAATCAGAAGTCAACGGTTTCGTCGAACACGTCGGCTTCAGGCTCTTCGGTCTGCCAACGCGGCAGATCGACATGGTTAATCAAGGGCCAGCCGGTTGTGAAGGTGTTTGCGGCTTCGGCTCTGGATATTTTTTCAAGGGTGTCGGTGACGCGCAGATCGGCGGCAGCGAGGTAACGATCCGTCAGCGCGTGCAGGCCGACAGCGTAGGGGGCTTCTTTCTCCACGCAGACGAAGATGAAGGTGTGGGCCTTACAGCCAGCGGCAGACAGGCACCTCAAGTAATGAGCCGCCTGGAGATCGTATCCGTAGTTGCGGATCTCACGCGGGAAGCCGTCGGGGCTGGCATCGCGCGTCGTCTTGATGTCGAAGACGATGCCGGCGTCAGGCAGATAGCCGTCGGGGCGGCACTTGATCTTGACGCCTGTTTGGGGATCGGTGGCGAAGAAGCTGGCCTCGGCGACAAAGCTGGGATCAGCGATCCAGGCCTTGACGACTTCGTGGTCAATGATCGGCGCCGCGATCTTCTCGGCCAGATCATAGTCGCCTTCGGTAAGCAGGATCTGGCCGTCCAGATCGGCGGCAAGCTGGGCCTCTTTCCACTTGTTGCCACGGCGATCTTCGGGGCCACGCAGGACGAGGTTCTTTTCCGGCTCCAGCACAAGGGCGTGGACTGCGCTGCCGAGGGCGAAGGCGCTGCTGTCTTTCCAGACCTTGCCTTTCCAATGTGCCAGCGATTTGCCCGCGACTGCTTTGACATCGCTGCTGCTGATCGCTGGGTGTGCGTGGTAGTTTGCGTTTGATATGTTGCGGATCATTTCTTCCTCCATCCGTAAAGTGCGATCAGGGCCGCCTCGGCTCTGCCGTCGTCTTTGACCCGCGCCCACTGGTCGGAGCAGTCGGGGAAGTATTGGCTGGCCAGCGCGCGGCTGGCATTCTTGTCGGTCGAGAGCCGCATGTTTTTCTTCCACGCGGACGGATCGACCTCGAAGGTCGGCACGCCGGCGAAGAACAGGCAGGCCTTCAATTCTCCGTAAGCCTGCGCGATGGTCACGGCGTTCTTGATCCCGATCATGCGGGGGAAGAACGGGCGTTCAAGCCATGCGCACTTCACAGATCCGATGTCCGAGATCAGCGCACGCTTTTCGTCCAGCGTGCCGGGCATGTCGTAGGTGCTGACCTGCATGTCGTCGCAGTCCAGCAAGGCGAAGGCTCCGCTCTTGCCGGGGTCGATGCCAAGGATCAGGGTCATGAAGGCCTCCGCAAATCAGCCAGCGCACGGGTGAGCGTCATTGACGCCCGACGCACGGCAGCGGTTTCCTTAAAGCCGACGATGCCTTGCATCAGGCGGAAATAGTCATCCTTGGCATGGCGCTCCCGAAGAGCTTCCACAGCGTTGATGAAAGCCTGACCTGCGTTTACGGCATCTGCCAGTTTTGTGCTTGTAAGTGGCATCACACTTCACCCGTCGCGATCTCGCCGCCGCAGGCCAGATAGCCGCAGCCGTCCACCCAATTGTCAGCGTGTCCTGGGTTGGCCTTGGCGCGTGCCAGCTTCATCAGGGTCATCATGATGGCAACATCTTCCGGACCGATGCCGGCGTCGAGGTGCGCAGACCAGTAACACGCGATCAGACCGAAGTTGCTTTCGGCGTCACCGTGCGTGTCGGCGCGGTCTTTGGTGACGTATTCTTTGGCGGTGTCGAGGATCTCGCTGCGGTTCATTTCCAGCACTCCTTGTCGCGCAGGCTTTCCAGCCCGGTGATTTCTGCCAGGCGATTGCGGTAGACTGCGCCCGGCACGATGTTGTTTTGCATCCATCGTGACATGCTGGACTTGGCGACAGGAATTTGATCTGCGATCCAGCCCAGCTTGCGACCGTCCTTGTTCGCCCACTGTCTGATTAATTCTTGAGCCTGCACGGCGTCCTCCTGTGTTGCGGTGCATTCCGTCTATTTGTTAAAAAAAGATGCGTCAAGTGCAATTATTTGCTTGATCGCGGCGAAACAGGTGATATGTTGATTGCAAGAACTAGCAAACAAGGAAACAAACAGATGCAGATCCAGATCAAAGAAGCCATCGCCTACGAAGGTCCGGCAGTCCAGTACATGGGCGAAGACGGTTACCCCACCGCCATCATCATGCCGGTCCTGGTCGCCGTTGCCCGCGACGGTCGCTGGTTCCAATTGCCCAACGGCATCGTGCGTGTGTACGACGACGAGTATGGCGACGTGCATGTTCGCACCCGCTGGAACATCTGCAAGGCAGATGAGATGGCTGCCGCAATCAACGACCGCAAGTTCATCAACGACGAGCATTGGGTCGAGGTCAGCGAAGAGGCGATGGAGGCTTATAATCGCGGCGCGTATCAGTGCTGACCCTCTGGTGACCAGCCCTGCGGGGCTGGCATCCAGAAGGCCAACATCAACAAGGAGAACCAAAATGAAATACCGCATTCGGGACGCCATCGCTGACCTGCTCGCCTGTATCGCAATCTTCGCCATCGGCTACGGCCTGCTGCTGATCGGCCACGGGATGGGGTGGTAATCATGGCAGTCAAACTGGGGGCCATGGACACGCACATAGTGCTGACGGCGCTGTGGGATTATCGGGAGACGCTGGATTGTGATCGGTTCGACACGCCCAGCCCGCACCTCGACGCCAAGATCGACAGCGTGGATCGCCTCATCGCGTCTTATAAGCGTTCCTTTTTTGCGCTGGATCGGCTGGGAATCAAATGACCGCCTATTACAACGAGATCGACCCCAAGGCAGCGGCATGGCTGCGGGAACTTATCAAGCAAGGCCACATAGCAGATGGAGTGGTAGATGAACGATCAATTGTCGATGTTTCCCCTGATGAACTCAGAGGCTTCACCCAGTGCCACTTCTTCGCAGGGATCGGCGTCTGGTCCTACGCCCTGCGATCCGCAGGCTGGGCCGATGACCGTCCTGTTTGGACAGGAAGCTTCCCGTGCCAGCCTTTCAGCAGCGCAGGTCGCAGAGGCGGGGTTGATGATGAGCGGCACCTCTGGCCGCACTGGCATCACCTCATCAGCCAGTGCCAGCCTTCAGTCGTCTTTGGAGAGCAAGTTGCGTCAAAGGACGGCCTCGGTTGGCTCGACCTTGTATCAACTGACATGGAAGCCACGGGCTACGCCTTCGGGGCGGCTGATCTGTGCGCTGCGGGCGTCGGCGCGCCGCACATCCGCCAGCGTCTCTTCTTCGGAGCGGTCAGGCTGGCCGACGCCAACGGTGGGCAACGCGGACGGATCGCAGATGGCGAAGGACGCCAGCGTGACAGGGCGCCGACCGGACGGCAGCAAGGCGACAGTGAGCCTGAACGCGGTGGCGCAGGCTTCGGGCTGGCCGACGCCGCAGACGCGGGACTTCAAATGGGGCGGGGAGGATCGGGTGTCGAACCCGGATCGGTCGAACAATCTGAACGACTTCTCGCTGATGGCGGGCTGGCCGACGCCGACAACGCGGGATCACAAGGACGGGTCGGAATGCCAGAACGTGCCGCTGAATGCGCTTCTTGGCAGGGTGGCATGGCTGGCAGGCCCAGCCCGACTAACGGCCACTGGCGAGATGCTGACTGGCTCTTCTGCCGGGATGGAAAGTGGCGGCCAGTTAGCGCCAAGCCCCAGCCGTTGGTTGATGGGTCTGCCGAGAGCTTGGGACGAGTGCGCGATAGCTGCGTTGAAAGTATCAAGGAGGAAGTGAATGCGTGGTCAATGGAAAGCAAAATCGACGGAACCCAAGGTTTGCGAGACTTGCTCGTTGTCTATGGAGCGGAGGCGAAATCAAAATGGGAGACTGGAGGGATACCGGGACTTTGTGAGGCGCCGTTTTTGCTCGCTTTCTTGCGCCAACTCTCGGAGCAAGGGTGGAGAGAGCCGGAATGCTTACCTGTATCATGCGAGAAAATTAGTGAAGCCGTCATGCGAAGCCTGTGGGTCGAAAAAGGAATTACAGGCGCACCACGTCAATACGGATTGGAAGGACAACAGGCCAGAGAATATTCAGACGCTTTGCTTGTTTTGTCATCACTTCTGGCACGCAGCGCACGAGAGGCTTGGGGTGTCGCCTACGAAGCACATGCCGAAACTAAACATCCTCTTGCCAGCGGGGCTTCCGCCAGAGTGGGACGACTGCGCGGTTACGGCAATGCAATCGTTGCCCAAGCAGCGCAAACCTTCATTGAAAGCATGATGGAGATAGCAGAATGACCGACAAAACCATCGAAAGCCTGGACGCCTACATCGCCGACAGGCTGGCCAAGATTGAGGATCTGGAAAAACGCTACGGCACAGGGGTTCGACCCGGCTGGGTCGGAGAAGAAATCACCATCCTGAACTTCTACGTCCAAGACGCAATCGCAGCACGCAATGAACTGGAAGCAAACAATGCAACAGACCATTCTTCTAACTAACCAACTGCCTACAGGATCGGCCTTCGCTCTGACGGCAGACAACGAGAACGTGTTTATCCCGAGCAAGGTCATGCTCGAAAAAGGCGTGCGTGTCGGCCAGAAGGTGCAGGCCATCGTCGTGCCGAACATGACCCGGCCCGACCGCACGCCTTGGCTGGCGGTGAGCATCTTGGAAGCCGAGCCTGCGCCGCAAGATGATGCGCTGGCCGAGATGATCTTGGACACCATCGAAAGCGATGGCCGCGCCACCGTCGAGGAGATCGCGGAGGACATGAACATGTCAGACGCCGTCGTGGCAGCCACGCTGGCCGAGATGGTCTCAGATGGCCGCTTGGTGCGGCTGGTGTGCTTCGACCTGCCGGAGGAGGACGCATGAGCATTTCACCCAACATGACCGAAGAGCATCTGGATGCCGTCATGGCGGCACTGCCGGACAAGATGGATGAGGGGGAACTTTGCGCTCTGACGCTGACCGTTTATTCCGCCTATGTGAACGACCCTGCCGATGTGATTTCTTCTCTTATTGCAGCGGTCTACACCTATGGGGCCTGCCGTGGCATGAGCAGCAAAACCGTGTCGGCTGGATTGCGAATGAGTGCCGACCTGCACGACGAAAAAACAAAGACAAAGCACTGAGGAGAAAGCGATGTTCTGGAACAGAGAACCGAAGACCATGCCCGTGCGTGACGTGCAGTCCGAGGCGGTGGCGGCGATCATTCAAGGGTCGGCTGTGCTGCCCAGCAAGCGGCTGACCAACGCGATCTACACGGCATTGCTGGACAGCCGCGACATGAGCGTGGCGGAGTTGGACGATCTGGCGAACAAGATTTCGCGGCTTGCGTGGCAGAGGGGTCGGAAATGACTGACGAAGAGCTGATCGCAATGGCACGTCTGGCGCAGCGTGATGAACGCATGTCCACAGGTGCCTTGTATGGTGATCTGGCCGACCGCATTGAAGCACTCACCGAACAGCTGACCGCCGCACGGGATGACGCCAAGGAGGCCGAGGCTTATGCGGAGGAGGTGGAGGCAGACCGCAAGAAAACATACGAAGCCCTGCTTAAAGTGTCGCGCATCCACGGCGAGGTTGAAGCCAAGCTGGCGAGAGCCGAGTGGTTGCTGACGGATGCTGCGGTGCAGCTTGAAGATGGCAAGATCAAAACGCGCCGCAATCGCGCAGGATTGATCTGGCAGTTTCTTGAAGAGATCAAAGGAGAGAGCAATGAGGCCATGCCCTAAGTGCGGCCAACAGCCGACCGTGACGGTCAACAGCCCGTGGTGGTTTGAGTTTGTGGGGTCGTGCCACATCGAGTGCTGCGGTCGACACGTCACCGGAGACGGGATGTCGGACGCGCTCAAGGCGTGGAACGAGGATCCGAGACCGCCTCACATAGGGGAGATCACAACGCTATGACCCGCACCCGGCACGACACAAGCCCTCAAGCACAGGCCATCCGCGCCGCTGGCTTTGTGCGCGTGCCGGGTGGGCTTTGGGCAACGCCCGAGCAGCTTGAGCTTATTTTGTATATGCTCCAGCAAAATCTAGACGAAATAAACGCAATAAAGGACCGATACGATGGCACCACCACGTCGTCACATTACTAAAGACATGCTTATCGCCTGCCGAGAAAAAGGGTGGCATCTAACCCTCGCGGCTGCTCACCTAGAAATGCACCGATCCAGCGTTGCCGCCGCTTGTGAGCGTTTCGGCATCGTGCTGCCCATGCACCAGTTTTCGCCGCAGCGGGTCAGCCCGAAGAGCAAGGTCTGGATCGACGTGATCGACGGCGAGACCAAACCCAAGATCAAGCTGTCGGCCAGCCCGTCTGCCATCCAGCGCGCTCTTGACGACATCGAGCGCGAAAAGCGGTTGCGGGCCGCAGGCTGACCCGATAACTTGAATTGCGAGGGGGCGCAGCACATAGCTTTGTGTTGGTCGATAACCATGTTCGCGCTACGGCTCGGTTTAACCCATAGCGCCCCCTCGCGATCTCAAAAATGAAAATGCCCAGCGCATGGCCGAGCATTCCCAGTTTAGGGTCGATCAGCCGAGCAGCTTGGCCAGCGTCTTCGGACCCGCTACACCATCAGCCGTCAGCCCGTTGGCAGCCTGCCACTTCTTCAGCGCAGCCTCTGTGCCAGGGCCGAAATCGCCGTCAGCCGTCAGACCCAGCTTGGCCTGCATCTTCTTGACGTCGTCACCCTTAGATCCACGACGCAGGACGCCGCCAGAGGCCGCAGGAGCGGCGGCAGGGGCAGATGCAGTGATCTTGCCACCCAAGGCTGCCATCGCCTTAGCATAGCGCGCCTGACGGTCTGCAAGGCCGATGTCGCCGCCATTGATCTTCTTGGTCAGCGCAGCCACGTTCCCGGTGTCCGCGATGGCATTCAGCTTGTTGGTGTTCCAGAACCACAGAGCCGACGCCAGCGCGCCTTCCTTGGTCTCCACCCACACGGCGGCTTCTTCAGCCGTCATGTTGTAGTCTTTGGCAAAGCGGGTGTAGTTGTCCCGCCCGGTGAGCTGCTTCAGCCCACGGCCACGGAAACGCCAGCCATCGCCGGGCTGGGTGTTGCCCAGCTTTGAGGTGCGGAACTCATCCATGTAGACATAGTTGGCGATCTTCTCAGGGTTCTTGGCATACTCGGCGGCATTGCGTTTGCCGGGTCCGAAGTAGCGCGGGAAGACCTTGTTCAGCGTTTCCTCGCGGTAGTTCAGGTTCTCGGACAGGGCGCAAAAATCTTGGCTCTCATGGGCGCATTGGCTGGTAAATCCAGCAATACGCTCTGGTGTCGTAATGCCGTACTTAGGCAGCGCCTTGTTCAGTTCCTCGCACCAAGCCTCAACCTCTTTGTTGGTCGGGATCATGGCACGCAGTTGGTCAACGGTCAGCAGGCTCATTTCTTCAAGACCTTCTTAATCTTTCCAACTTGGCCCAAAAGGCCGCCCACGTTGCCAGTGGCGGCGGCCTTGATGGCGTTCTCCACAGGATCAGGCAGATCCACCTTCGACAGCACCGCATCCACGGCCTTCTCCTTAGCCTTGCGGCCAATCATCATTCCGATCATCTTCCCGATCATTCTTTTGGCTCCTGTGACGACGGCTCATTGCCGCCCTTGTTGCGGTTATTGCCTGCGGCCATCACGCCACCGAGAGCGCCCACAAGAAACGAGGCGATGGGGGTCAGGATTGCGAACAGCGCCCTATCATTTTCCGAACTTTCGCCAAGCGGCTGGGTCACAAAAATCAGCGCATAAAGCGTGAAAAAAACGATGCCACCAAGTATGCAGGTCAACGCCATTCCAATCATATAGCGCAGCTTGGCTTCCATGAAGTCAGGATCATTCTTGCTCATTCTGAGGCTCCTGTCAGGTCAGTGGCGCACATTCTTGTGCGGGTGCAGATGGGCGGGGTGCATTCAGCCGCATCCCAGTTTTTAGGGTCCATGCACGGGTATCGATAAAAGCCGTCTCCACTGAGCCACAGGATGCCGAAGATACCAGCGACGAAGGCCAGCCATGTCAGCTTTTCTTGCATCCTACCACCTCCCCAGATAGACGCCCCAGAAGTAGAGGCCGACGCCCGCAAGGACGATTGTCACCGCAATGATGCCCGTCCAGAGCGCAGCCTCAATCAGCCCCTCGATCAGCTCTCGACGGCGGTAAACTTGTTCGCGCTGCTGCTCTCGAACCCGGCGCTCGATGGCCTGAAACTCTAGCCATGCGTCATGGCCGTAGCTGTATGAGACCAACTGTTTGAGTTCGCGCCTTTGCTGTTCGCACTGCTTTTGAGCGGCAAAAATGTCGATGGCGCTTTTCTGCGTGTCGCCACCGAACAGCGTCTTGAACACGCCCGGCGGCTCGTTGGCCTTGTCAGCCGCGTAGGCGATGTCAGAGACAGCCTTGCCCCATTCCGAAAGCTGGGTTGCCATGTCCTGGATCTCACGGCCAGCGGCAATGCCCTGCTTCAGCAGGCCGAAAGCCTTGCTGCCAACGCTAATGGCCACGCCAATGCTAACGGGGTCGAACATTTACAGGCTCCAGAACGGCGGACACGGGAAGAGCGGATGAACCGCCAGTGCTATGTCGGCACTATACCTGCAAATCTTGACAAATGCCATGCGCCCGTCGATCCAAAGGTGGGTGTAGGCCACCCAGATCAACGGCACGCTCACTTTCTCAAAGCGGCTTCAATACCGTCCAGCTTTTCGAACACGCGCTTGAAACTCTCACGCAGTTCTTTGAACTCCCGGTCGTGGGCTTCTTTGTTCGCTTCGTGGACGGCGGAAAGAACGGCCAGCTTCGTGGCGTGGTCTTGCTGCGTGCGGTACATCCACAACACAAAAGCCGCGACCGGCGCGACGACCCACTGCATGATTACTTCCAGCACTTCCATCTCAGTCTCCGGCGCACGTTTATTTCAAATTGAACTGCTGTAGGATAGCATAAGGATCGTATGCCGCCAGTGCATCCGACTGCGTGCTGCGCAATTGTGGAAGCCGGAACGGCGGCATCCGGGCCGTCGAGGCGATGCCATAATCCTCGCCGGCAGGCTGTCCCATAGCCAGCGGCAGGTTGGCCGACCGACCATTGAAGGCACGATCAGCGGCGCCCGTGCCGAGGATCTTGCTGACGTAGTTCTGCGTTTCTTGAAACGGCGGGATGCCACCGTATTTGCGCACATTGCCGGGGCCAGCGTTATAGGCGGCCAGGGCCAAGCGTGTGTCACCAAACTCATTGAGCTGTTCGCGCAGGTATCTAGCACCGCCGCGCAGGTTCTCTTCAGGGTCCATAGGATCAACGCCGAGATACTCTGCTGTGCCTGGCATTAGCTGCGCCAGACCCAACGCGCCGGCAGATGACACCGCGTCTGGGTTGAAGCTGCTTTCCTGCTGGATCAGCCGCAGAAACAGATCGGGGTCAACACCCTCCTCGCGGGCGATAGCGGTGGCCATCTCGATGTAGTTCATGGCTCACTTCCCCTTATTGCGGGCCGAGATCGCCTTGGCCTTCTTCTTGGCGTCGGCTTTGCTGGATGCGCCCCATGCCTTCAAAGACAGCAGCAGGCGCGTGGGTTCGCCGTCCTTATACTCAGGCCCCGGCATGTTGCCCATACGCGCCAGAAACGAAGCCCGGCGAGGATTGTCGCCGGACTTCACTGGGGCCTTCAGGTTCATGCCCTCAGCCTTCGCAGACGCGCGCCCCTTGGCGTTCAAGCCGCCCTTGGGGTTCTTGCCTTCTTTGCGCGTCCATGCTGGCGTCTTGGCCATCACTTGCCCTTTTTCTTCGGCTTGGCAGTCACGGCAGAGGCTCTGAAAGCCGCCGCCGTGGGTGCGCCTTTGGTGCCAGGCTTGCGCATCTTCTCGCCAGATCCGGCTTTGATGCGCGCACGCTTGGCCTGGATGTTGCTATACAAACCCTTGGCCATATCAGTAACGCGGCGGCCAGTTGTCGTAGCCGTTGAACGATATGGTGACAGATCCGGCAGTATAGTTGCCAGTTTTGACCCCAGCGCGATAGTACATCTTCATCGGATCATAGCCGATCTCTTCCGAAGAAACGCTGACCCAGTTGTCAACATCGCGCCAAACGGTGCCATCGGTCGAGCGTTGCACCGTGACCGTTCCACTGAACGCCGGCGAGGTGCTGGCCACAATCGAAAGGTTAAAGTCGCCGATGATGAGGACAGGATCGGTAAACGTGTTTTGGGCAGAGATGGTTTTGGTCGTTGCGGGCATCACACACCATCCTTCGCTGCGGCATAGGCTGCCTTGGCTTCGTTGGTGAACACAGCGCCGGCGATGGCCGCAACGTCTGCATCCTCGCCTGACAAATCGGCATGTGGCGTCAGCACATGGCGCTGGAAAGTGCGGCTGATTTCCACGCCGTCCTCTGCAATGATCGTCGCCATGCGGACCTGCACCACGGGATAGCCCGTGGATAGGTTCAAGACCTCGATCTTGTCTGTCTTCGTCTCTTTAGTCAGCGCCATGTTTACCTCCTTGGCTGGACTGTCCACGCTCAGAGCGCACTAATGATAAAGGCCCACAGTTCGTCGTATCGAACACCGTAGGCATCCCCGGCGCTTTTGATGACATTGCCATCTGCGTCGGTTTCCTCTGGCCACTGATCGTAGCACAGAACTCCATATTCCATAGGGTCCAACCCCTCGGCGGCAAACGCAGCCATGACATCCTGGGCGATGACGCCAACGTGGATGCGGGCGTCATCCCCTTTGGCAGCAAACGCATCCTTGAAGCGATATGCCTTGACCAATGCTTTGAGGCGGACAGCAACCGCCGCCTCCGCCTCAGACAGATTGCGGATGTCCTGCTTCTGGCGCTCATCAGAGGTGTTGATGGTTCCAGTGCCTGCGAACACGGTGGCCCATCTGAAAGACGCGGTGCCAAGGTTGTAAGAGTTGTCAGCGCCAGGCCTTGTTGAGACAGTGCCATCAACCACCAAAAGTGCCGTCGATCCTGCGCTAGAAACCTGAAACTGGCCTGCGCCGGGAGATCCGATTAAGCAGCCGCTGGTCGCGGCGTTGTATTGCAGTTGCACGCAGTACGGCTGGCTGGCCCCATAAAAAGCAGACAGGCCGTTCTTGGCCTTAATGGTCGTGGAAACCTCAACCGCATCTCGGATCTCGCGGATGTTATTTGAGTCAATCTCTCCGCTCCAAGTGCCAAGACTTGCAGACGAAACCAAGATTATACCAGCTTCGGTGGTGTTGTCCTTCACGCTGACATCGATGTTGGTTGTATAGTCACCATCACTCAGCAAAAAGTCTTGGTTAAAGACACCGCCATTCACTGCGTTGTCCGTGATGTTGACTGACTCCGCCCCCCAAGCAACGGCAAAGTTGCCCGTGGCATTGCCAGTTGCCCGGTTGTAAGTGACGCCGCCGACAACCTCTTTCACAGACATCTGGTTGTTGCTTACGTCGGTGTTCTTGCAGGTTGTGCCGCCAGCAACTGCATAGAGACCCGTGTATTGCGGATGTATTGCCGTGAAGATATTGCCGTGGACCATTGTCCTCGACCCATCTTCAATGGTCACATGGTTTGTCGGTGACGGCTGCACAGGTTCAACACCATTCTCATCCTGCAATTGACCGTGGATCAGATTGTTGCTGATCGTAATGCCGTCATAGCTTGGCTCAGAATAGGTCGGAGAAATCAAGGTGGACCGACGCAGCCAGATCGCAGCGGTGTTGAAGCGATAGAATACGTTCTTGTCGATCCAGATGATGTTGTTGTTCGACGGCGTCCCAAGTGTTTGGCGCATGTAGATGCCGCTGCGAGATGTCGCCGCATCGCCCATGCCGATAAAGCGGCATTCCCGAATGTGGCTTTCGCGCAGCAAATGCGGCACATGAATGCCGTTCATTTTTAGATTGCGGAACATCACCCGCTCGACCTTGCAGCCTTCCATGTGACGGGTAAAGGCCGCGTTAAATGTCACCGCGTCAAACTTGATGCAGTCACCAACCGCATTGAATTGACCTGTCCCGGTCTTGCCCCTGAACTCAAGATCAGAGATTTCGATCTTGTCATTGGCAACGATGAAACAGGAATTTCCAGTCACCGGGAAGATGAAGCTTTGGCCCATGCCTTCGCCAACAACGCGCTGGCCAGCCGTGCTGAACGTCACAGTGGAAACGCGATAGTTCCCCTTCGGGATAAACACCGTTTTTCCAGTGTCGGCGGCGGCCTGAAAAGCGGCGGCGTTGTCTGTGCCAGTGGCTGGGTCGACGCCATCAGAAACCGCACCAAAGTCCATGACGTTGGCGTAGGCCCCGTCAATCATTCTATTGTGCGCTTTGGTTAATGCCATGATGCTCGTCCCTTATGTCGCTGTGTAGGTAATCGTCAGAGCAATGTCCGACGTTCCAGACGTGATGTTCGACACGATGATGTTTGATCTGGTCGATCCAGTTCCGCTTGCAGCGAAGCTAAGGACTGAAGCACTGGTCCCTATTTGGCAGTATGGGTAGACCCTAGTGTTAAAGGCCACAGTGTCTGTGCTGACGTTTCCAACCGCAAAGTTTGATGCGCTTGAGGTGAAAGGCAGTCCTTGTATCCAAAGCAGGTTGCCTGCGGTCATGCCAGCGGTGGTGATGTTTGTCAGGTTGGCGCTCAAGAAAACTGTTCTGCCAATCTTGGTGTATATCGCTTGTCCGATAGACGCGCTGCCAAGATTGCCGCCAGAGTTGGCGTCAGAGATCACAGGCACCCAGGTGCCTTCCTCATAGTCATTGAACAGTTCGCTTGTGCCTGTGCCGGCAGTGGCAGAAAAATCAATTCCCTTGCCAATAGCCATGACAATGTTTTGCGCGGCGTTCAGGGTTCCATCAACGCTGATATTTTGGAACGTGGGGTTGCGACCGAAAACGCCGCCGTTGTTCTTGATCGTCATGGTCGCCTCCTTATGGCACGAGATTGGTGATTGTGGTTACGGTTCCGCCGACCACTGTCACCACCCCGAATGAGTAGAATTTGCCCGTCACGGTCCCGGTGATGGCATAAGATCCGGCAGGCACATAAACCGCCTGCGGAGCGGTGGCCGCCCATGCAGCCGTGAAGGCTGCGGCATCGTTCGTCACGCCGTTGCCGACCGCGCCGAAATCCTTGACTGACGGCATCTCAGCCATCTTGGCCTGCGCCGTGCGATTGATCGCGCCAGTGAAGCCAGAGTTGAAGGTTGTGTTCGTTGCGTTGATCCCGGCAAGGTTGTTAAACGCATTCGACACGACTTCGATTTCTGACAAATATGGTGGGGCGGTTGAGAACGTCAGGGCTGACCCTGCAAGCGTGAAATTGTCTTTCGACTGATAGACGCCATCGATGTAAATGCTGACCGCGTTTACAGATCCCGGTGCCAAGGACAAAGTGTAAAGGACAGTGGTGCCATCGCCCGTAAAAGTGTCGTAGGCCAGCGCGCTGCCGCTGGCAGTGCCAGGCGCAACGCCGAACCCAACCGGGCTATAGATCACAAGCTGGCTTGCCTTGTCGCGAACCGTCACAGAAAACTGAGCGTTGGCATAAATCAGCGCCGGCGATCCGTTGCGCATGACGTAGCCATTCGACGTGCGCAGAGGCTGCGCTGCTGGCTGCGTCAGGTTTACATCGTAGTAAACTTGGATCGGGTTGGTTTCAGGGTTCAAGCCTGCGGTGCCGAAATACAGATAGCCAGCGTCGAGCGGCGTCCCATCTCGATCAGTAAAAATCGGATACGGCGGGGCGAGTTGCGTCAGCGGCATTTGGCATCCTTTCGCGTGGCATTTAACACGAAATGCAGGGGTTTGGATAGGGTCATTGCGGGGCTGCCTGGGGCTTCTCGCCCTCGTCTGCCGTCACCGTTAGAAGTGCGCCGTTGATCCAGATACGCGGGTCGCCGATGTCAGCGGCCTTGGCCCATTTTCTGAAAGCCGGATCGGCCAGAACGCGGCGCTTTGAAGTCTCGGTGACGGTGTTGGTCGCAGCTTTCTCAACGAGATCCTTAAACGCATCGGACGCGAACAGTTTGCCGGCGTCTTTAAGGCGATCAGGAGATCCTGATGTTATCGCATCCGTTATCGCATCGCCAAGCATTGCGCCGGGAATGCCGCCGACAAGAGCGCCGCCGCCGCTTCCAGCCGCACGCACCGCACGACGGCCAGCGGTTGAGGAGAACACCTTGCCGACGAGGCCCTCGGCTACCATAGCCCCATAAAGCGGCTGGTTCGCCTTGCCAGTGGATATGACATTGGCTCGAGCATCCGTCACGCGGCGCGAAACCTCATAAAGATCGCGGAGAACAGCCTCGGCTTCTGGACCGATGTTCTTGACGATCTCTTTGTAAACGACAGGATTTCTGCGCATGCTGGAATAGAAGTCGGTGTATTGAGAAAACCCGAACCCGCGCTCTCCACCTTGCGTGCTGGTGGAAACCTCACGGATGGCTGACAAAACCGCCTCTTTGCGCAGGTCTTTTGGAATGATCTCCAAAATACTGTTCAAGCCAGAAATGTCGCCCTTCTTCCCAGTGGTGATCGCACTTCTTAGCTTCTGCGAAATGCTGCCCTTCATGTCCTTGCCAAAGCCAAGAACAATTTTGTCACCGAGTTCGCTTTGCTGCGCCCAAAGAGAATTGGCCAACTCAAGGTTTTTTCTCAGATCGACATCGCCAATGCGTTCAGCGTTGACCAGTTGGTCAGCGACAAGCGCGTCATACATGGTCCGAAGCGATCTTTGGTCGATGCTGCCATAGGGGTTGTCCCGAATATCTCCATCCTTTGCCCGGCGGATTTGATCCTTTTCGCGCATCAGCCGCATGTAGGTGATCGGCTGATCTGGGTTTGTGACCAGCTTGAACAGCTTGCGCTCGGCATCCGTCATGCCTTCAATGCCACCAAGGTCGCCAATGATCTTGTTCAAGGCGATGACGATGTTGTTGGGCTGGAATACTGTTCCACGCGGAATAATGGCTTCCACATCATCATATATTTTCTTGGCTTCTCCGCGCAGTTGGGTGCGCGTTTTGTCGAGGCTGTTCAAAACGGAACTGGAAACCGTTGAAAGATCGGTCGCGCCAGCCAGATCAGTGATTGCCTTGTCGGCCCTCTCCGTGATGTCGGTGAGATTGTCAGACCATGTTCTTTTGGCCTCCGATCCGCCGATGGATCTGGTCATGCCAATCGCTTCACGGATTTGACGTACATCAGAAAGCACATCAACGGGCAACTCAATGCCGAGACGGTCAGCCGCCGCCTTGGCTTCTGGGTTTGCTACTGCAAGACGGGCAAGCTCATCTCGAGCGCGACGGCCTCCAATTCCGAAAGCTGCGCCTTTGCGGATCAACTCACCGATCCGTGCGTCCTCGTCTACCGCAGCCGCCGCAGCGGGACGCGCAGACGGGCCGCCAGGAGGCGCAGCAGCAGGGCCAGCGCCCGGTGCAGCACCAGGTGCAGACGAAGGCGCAGCAGCAGCCACAGGAGCCACAGGCGGCGCTGCTGGCGGCATAGATGCAGGAGGCGCAACAGTAGGCCGCACGGCAGACGGCGCGGCAGATGGCGCGGGAAGCGCACGCGGCGGGGGCGGCAGCATCAAAGGCGCTTCAGCCGCAGCAGCAGGGGCCGCAGCAGGCGCGCCACGCACGCCTCTAGGGGCCGCAAGGCGCGGTGCAGTGGTAAGCTGACCCGGAGACCCGGCAAACGCTTCTGGCAAGGCCGCCCAATCGCGTGCAAAGCGTTGCGCCGTCTCTGGCGACATCAGCCCGGTCGAAGCCATCACATCGGCAATCGCGCCGCCTGCATAATTCCAAGCGCCAGAGCCAGCGCCGCCGGCAGCGATGGCAGCGTCTCCAAGATATTCACCGACCGCGCGCACGGGCGCAGGGAATGAAACCTCTGCGCCGCCGGGGCGCACAATCGGCATGGTTTCGGGGATCTGGGCCACGCCCTCGCCGCCGACAAGGCCGCCAGCCGCGCGTCCTGCGGTGGCAAATTCTTCACGGCTGAATTGCTCACGCAACGGGGCCGCAGGCGCGCCGCCCTGTGTCGCCTTGATCGCATCCTCGACCGTCATGCCCTGCATGATGCCCTGCACGATCCGCTGATCGTTGGTCGAATAGCCGGGGCTGACGAAGCTGTAGCGCGGCACCTGCTGGCCCGTTACGACATCGACAGCCTCGGTGCCTTCAAACGGCATCTGCACAACACGGCCACCGCCTTCGATCTGCATGACGACCTTTTCGCCAGCAGGAGTGGCGGCAGTGGCGGGCGCGGCAGGCTCGGCTGGTGCAGGCGCCGTGGTGGCAGGTGCAGTGGCAGCAGGCGCGGTAGCGCCTTTGCGTGCCTGCGTTTCCCGCTTCGCCACTTTGTTGATAACGTCCTGCGACGTTCCTTCTGGAAACTCCAGAACCGTGCCGTCGAAGAGTTCGACCTCAATCATGGGATGGGGTCTCCGTTTTCATCAAATTTCAAGCGGCCACCAGTAGGCGCGGCTGTCGTAGGCGCAGCAGCCCCGCGACCAAGCGGATTTTCACGCATCCACTTGTTTACGTCCCTTTGGCCGCTTCTGACAAACGCAAGCCACTGATCTGGGCCACGGCCAGTTGAAAAGAACTCGGCCTGCTGGGTCAAGTATCCTGCCAGCTTTTTCTGGGCGGCCTTCTTGGTGCGAAGCCAATCCGCCAGTGCCTTTTCTGTCAGGTTTGTTGGCAAGGCTGTTTGCAAAGCCAAAGCCAGTTCACCCTCAGACAACGCGCCAAATGTGACTGAGCCAATCACGTCAAGGCCTAGCGTATTCTGCATGTTGTTGAGTTCAACGGTCGCATCGCTCCAGCTTGGAAGTCTGCTTGCGATGACGCCCGTGTTCGCGCCTTCTTCCTCAACAAGCTGAATGGCCCGGTCAAGGTTTGCGATGTTGGCGTTGACAAGGCCAATGCGCGAAAACGCATCAATGCCAAGCTGAACAGCTTTGGCTCCCATTTCAGTTTCAGCAGCCGCTATACGGCCAAGATCAGCTTGAGCGGTGAGCTTGGCCGCTTCAGCCGCGCCAGCCCTCCCGCCGGCCATTGCGGCCTCGCCTTCTCTTGCCTCATCAAGCAACTTTTTGGCAGCGTCGCCTGTGACAATCTCGTTGGATCGCGCGTCTTTGATCTGGACCTTGCCGTCTTTGAGCGTGGTTACAACAGCAATGCCGCCGATGTAATCCGTTGACTGAACGTCGGCATTTTCGGGTTGCCCCTGCTTCGCAAGATCCAACAGCCCCTTCAACTGTTCATCATTGATGTAGTCAGCGTGACGCAACAGGGTTGCCTGGGCCGTGGCAAAATTGATCGGGTTGGCCTTCAGGGTAGCAAGTTCTGCCTCCAGAGCCTGCGCTTCCTGCATCGCTTCCGGCGTGCCAGCATTTTTAGCCGCGTCGATGCGCTCCTGATAAAGAGCCTCTGCGGCAGCCGCGTTGCCAGTGAGCGCAAGCGTCACAGACTTGACGCCAAAGTCCTTCAGCGGCTTTTGACGCTCTTGTTCCATAGACGTGAAAACATTGGTCACATCGTCAAGGGTTTCCGAGTAGTTAAGGCGAAACTGATTGATCGCGTCTGTCGTTAGGTTGCCGCCCTCGGCCAATGCAACGAGGCCACCCAAGTCAGCCTGCATCTTTTCTGCACGCGCACGCTGCGCATCGGCGGCAGCACGGCGTTCTTGCTCCGCTGTGACCGCACGGGCTTCCTGCGCTGCACGCATTCCCATCAGTTGCTGCGTTTCATCCCGCGCCAAACGCGCAGTCAAAACGTCTTCGCCCAGCTTCAGGCCCTCGGTGAACCGCTGCATGGGGCTTAGGACGTTCAGAGTATAATCAATTGGCTGGACCATCAGAACGGTCTCCCCATCGGGCGAATTGAGGTTGTAGGCGCAAGCGAGGTGCCGCCGCCGAATGGATTAGGGATTGCCCCAGACTGGATCTGGCCAAGATACTGGCCAACATCGCCAAACAGGTTTCCGAAGGCATTACCTCTGGCCAGGGCTGCACCGCCCTGAGCCTGGCCGATATTGCCATATAGGTTTCCGACATTGGCAGCCATGCTTGACCCAGCAGTTCCAACATTGCCGGCAGCGTTTTGCCCTGCCGTCGCCAGCCCACCAAGACGGTTATACTGCTGTTCAATCAGGCCAGACAGGATCTGCGGGCGGAACTGCGCCAGAGCCGATTGGATGTTGCCACCGCGCAGCCCGCCAGTGGCAGCCGCGCCCTGCATGATGGCGCTTTCACCTTGTTGGACCAGAGACTGAAACTCAGGACTCTGCTCCAATGCACTGATAGCCGTGCGCTGTGCGTCTGCCCCGCCAATGCCAAGAAGCGCAGCCTGCCGAGAAAGCGCGGTCGTGCCGGTTTCGACAAACGGTTTCATAAGAGCCTGGATGGCATCAAACTGGCGGCGCTGTTCAGCAATAGCTTTATCTGCGCCCTGCGTCGTGGCGCTGGCAGCCTTCTTGGCTGCGCTTGACTGTATCGCTGCACTGCCGAGAGAACTTGCGGCCATAAGGCCTGTTACTGGATCAGGCATTGCCGAACTCCTTTAGATATTCGCCAAGCGTCTCGCCATACATCTGCATGACCACATGCGAAAAAGCGGTGGCGACCTCGACACCATGACAAAGCTGAACCGTCAGCAGGACCAGATCGTAATAGCCAGCCCGCCAGACGTAGGATCTCGCGTCAGCCTGCCCCATCCGCTCGGCCTTGTCCGATGCCTGCCACTTCAGAATGGCGACGGACAGCACAGGCAACAGCGCGGCCTTCTTGGCCTCAAAGAACGGGTTGGCGTGCAGCCCGACCAGCGTGATCCAAATCACCTTGTCCAGATCCGCACGCTCCACCGTGTCGCCATCGGCTACATCGTCAAAAAGCTGGATGCACGACCAAACGTCCATGAGAAACTGCGTTGCCTCTGCGGGCAGCGCAAGCGTCTCAGAGAAATGTTCGATTAGTGCTTTATCCAACTCGCAGCCCTCGGTGCGGTGTGGCTGCTGGATGCCGTTGGTCTCAGCGTCGGCAGTATCGCGCAAATCCTTCATTTTGCCAAGCCCTCAATCATCCCACGCCTGACAGGCGCGCAGGGCGGAACAGACAAACTCGAACTTCTTGCAGTATCCGCGACCACCGCCAGAGGCGTCATAGTCCGTCACCGGGATGCTTTCCATCATGGCCTGCATCATCGGATCAACGCAGAAGTATTCGCAGTTGAGGCACATGCGACGGCGGGCTTCCTTCTCGTTCATGTCCCAAGCCTTTGCCAGCCCAGCCCAGAACGGCTTGTTCGCCTTGGGATCAAGCGACGGGTCTGCCGGGCCGAACTGCCAGCTATCAATCGCCACCTGCTTGTTCTTCTTGTTGTCGGCTGCGCTGGCGATCTTCATCTTCGGCAGGCCGTATTCCATTTCTTCATAGTCCATTAGGAGATCTCCCGACCTGAGCAACGAATTGTGAGCGACGTGGCGGCACTGGCCAGCGTCGAGACAAAGCCACCAGCCTCAAGCACCTGACCGACCAACTCAGGGCAGGTGTAGGTCTCGTCAGGCGCGATGGCGCGGGCGTCCAGGATCAAGTTGCTGGCCCCGGCTGTTCCCAGAACCGTCACAAGGTTGACCGACAGCGTGACGTTGTTGGCGCTGGTGTTCGTGACGGTGAACTTGTCGATGATAGCCTTGACCGCCGTGGCGGTGTATTGCGCGGTCTGCACAGCCTCGGCCTGCTTGGCCGGGATCAGAACCTTTGGTGTCACTGCCATGTCGGCCTCCTTATTGCTGAACCTGCGTCACCGCCATCAATCCGGCGGGCGCGGCTGGGTAATCATTCGGCGCTGTGCCACCGGCTGCCACGGTAGACAGAGACACGTTTGTGCTGTCAGACATCCACCACAACTCGATATATTCGCCGGCATCTAGGCTGAAAAACTCGGCCATTGATAGGGGCGAGTATCCGTTGTTGATGTCCAGCGTGATGAGGCGCATGGAGTTCGACACATTGGTGCCGTTCTTTTTATACCAAAAGCGCACGGTCTTGGCACTGCTGCTTCCGCTCGAAATCTGCAACGTCAGATCGAACTGATACAGGCCAGAGTCAACGACTGTAAGCTGGGTGCCAGAAACGATGCTGATGCCGTTGGAAATGTCCGCGTTGTCCCACGTCACAGCATAAGCCGTGTTTGTCGCCGCTGGAGATACTGTAGTCGTCTTTGAAAACTCGCCATAATATTGCTGCTGTTCTATGGTCGGACGCACGAATATTTCGCCGTTGACCGCGTCCGATGCCAGAACAGCCGCGACCGGGATCACGTTGTCGGGCGCGGTCGGCTTGGTCGCAGTAAGGCCGCCCGCCACTGTCGGGCTGGCATAGAGAATATCGCCGACCGAGAACGCGCTGGTGTCCATGCCGCGCACATGGCCCCAAACGGTGCAATAGCCGACCTCGCCGCTGTCGGGCAGATCATGCGTCAGAACGCCAAGGATGTAGAGCGACGACAGAGACCCGTCTGCCAGATATGGCGTGACCGAGATCACGTTGTTCGCGCCGACGCCGGCGAACCCGACTACCGTGCCGTTAGGGATCATGACGCCCGTCATGTTCTCGACGCGGGCATAATACTCCAGGCCGATCTGCTGGACCACGCCATATTCCATGCCGAGATCCGCAGTCTGATCCGCGTCGTTCCACGCCAGCCGACCGATCCGGCTCACATGCGGCGCGGCCCGGTTCAGATCCAGATAATCCGTGCGCAGCGAATTTTGCGCGTCAGACGTTGGCCCTTTGGCGATCAGATCTGCCAGCCTCTCAGCCGCCGTCGCGCTGGCCAAAGCCACCTCGGCTTTATTGTCAGCCGATCCTGTGGCGTAGCTGTTGTCGAGGATCAACTGCGTCAGCGCCGCTATCTCATCAGGCGTCAACTGCCCAGCGACCTTGAACAGCCGCTCGATGGCGCGGATGGCGTCAGGGTCATTGCCGACAAAGGCGGCGATCTGGTTGCGGTTCAGCGGGGTCGGATCTGCCATCAGAACGCCAGCGGTTCGACCCGCGCCTCCAGCCGTGCCATCGCAAGCTGCGCCTCGCTGGTGCCACGGAACTTCTGCAAACGCCAGTTGCGCATGGAACCCTGCTGAAGCCAGACCACCCGCTTGTTGTATTCGCCCAGCTTGCCCACGCGCGCCGGCTTCTCGACGCTGTATGTCAGCCCATCAAGCGAATACGATGTCCACACTGTCGGATCGGCTCCAGGCTGAACGCGGCCCGTCAGGCTGACAAGTTCCATCTCATGGAAGATCGCCCCGCGCCCTTCGTTGTAAACGATAGCCGTGCCGAACTCCCAGCCAATTGTCTCGCCCCAGTGCGTGGCAATGCTCTTGTCCAGATAGCCCACGTCGGTGTCAGCGGGCTTGCAGACGTTCCAGCGATCATAGGCCCAGACAGCATCGCACACAGCCCACCGACCGAGACCGACCAGCGACGTGCGCAGGAAGAACCAGACAGGCTGCCCGACAGCCTGAGATCCTGCTGCATCAAACACGATGGTCTGGTCAGGCAGGTGGATGTCGAGGAACTGGTGCGCGCCCTCGGTGCGCTCCTGCATGAACGAGGTGGAAAGCTGGGCTTCGGTGTATCCGGCCAGGATCTCCTCAATCTCGCGCGTGGCGATCTTCGACACCGTGCCGTTGGCCCCGATGTAGATCGAGATGTTCTCGTTGGTGCCGCTGCCCATGAAGGCGATGTTCTCGCCAAAGACGCAGCAGGTGTGCGTGCCAAGCGTTCCCTTTTGCATCTGGGCGCCAGGGATGCGCTGGAACGGGAAGCCCGCCGTGCCGGTGTTGTCGAACACCTCGATGGTGTGGCGGTTCAGCGCGTAGATCTCGTTGCGCAGCTTCAGCAGTGCCTTCACCGGGTCAGGGTCAGCTTCGGATGATCCATACTTCAGCGGATCGACGGCAAAGGGGTTGTTCAATTCGGTGATGACGAGAAACTCGCCGTCAGTGGTCATGAAGTAGCCATCGACCCAGACTACCGTCAGAGCCGTGCCGAGATCCGGGTCAGTCACCTGCGCCAGCGTTGTGCCGTCGTAGAGATAGAGCCGCCCGCCCGACGTGACCGCCAGATAGTCAAAGCTGTAGGTGAACGTCACACGCCCACCGCTGCCCACGTCGCCGATCACTGTGACCGTGCCGTTCTGCGCAACAGTCACCAGCTTGGTTCCCATCACGCGGTACAGCACGCCGTTCCAATTCAGGCCGCCACGGTTCGAGCCTGGCCCGTCACCTGTTTTGACGATGCCCTCTGCCGGGCGAAGATAGCCCTCCGAGATGCCCGTGGATTTCGGCACAGGCACAAGGTTGACAGGATAGCCCGTCCGAAAGTCGGGCGTGCTGTCCGTGAATATCCCGCTCAGCAGAGGAATTTGCATTAGCCCACCCGGTACCAGGCGTTGGTTGCCGCATCGAAGCGCATGGTGAAGAAGGCGTTTGCCGCAGCCAAAGTGGTCGGTGCGCCGGTGACTGTGGTGCCGCCAGCCGAGACAGTCAGCGCGGTGACGATCTGCGTGCAGTTGACGCTCACCTCGTCCTTGTCCACAGGGGCCGATGGCAGCACAATGGTGCCAGCCGCGAAGGTCGCCGTGGGCGTCAGCAGCAGCCAGGTGTCGCCCAGAGCGACAGTGACCGAAAACCCTGTGGCGCTCGGTGCCGCGTACTGCGTTGTCAGCGATCCCGGCAGCGTCAGGTTGGCCTGCATGAACGACAGCAGCAGGCTCATCGAGGCCTTGCGCGTGTCGCCGTTATTCGTGGACCAGACGGCGAGGAGATCGCCAAGCTGGATCGTGTCGAGCGAAGAAAGCTGGTTGATGTTGGTCATCGCGTCATTCCCATGTCAATGCGCTGTCCGGGCCAACCGTCAGCGGGTCAATCGGTTGACGCAGGAACGCGTCGTTGTAATAGCGCCAGCCCTTGTTGCCCTGGCCGCTCGGGATCGTCATATCGCCAAGCTGCATTTCAACCGGGAAGGTCGAGCGAGACAGAAGCGCCTTATAGGCAAGCTGCGCGTTGGCCTTCGTGTCGGGCGATACGGTCTTGCCGTATCCGGGCGCGATGCGAACCGCCAGATTGAGGTGCATGGCTTCAAGCGCGTCATCGGGAACGCCGATGTCTTGGTTCAGATCGCTGGCAGCCGTCGAGGACGGCAGAGGATAGCGCAGGCGGATGCCCTTGCCGTTCCATGTTGCCATCATCGCGTCTAGGCGCTGCAACGCGCCCTCAAGCTGCTGCGGGGCCAGATCGTAGACATAGGCCGCAAGGCCGATCTCCTCGAATGCCCGGTTCACGATGTCGCGCTTGGTGTATGCCATCACTCAACCTCAGATTTGCGAGTGCGGCCACGCTTCGGCTTGGCCTCGGCCTCGGGTTCAGGATCTTGCGAAGCACCGCTGGCGGCTGCGATAGCCTCGCGCACGGTGTAGTGCCAGCCCGCCTTGATGGTGGCTTCAATCTCGTCATCGTCCACGATGCACAGATCAAACGTCTCGCTTGCGCTGCGCTTGAACTTGCCGGGCGACTTGTAAAGCATGGTGGTCATTTTTTCTTGCCTTTTGGTGCCTTCGACGGCTTGCCTGCTTTCATGGCGGCGGTGCGCGCGGTGTTCAGCGCAATGGCAATGGCCTGCTTGCGCGGCTTGCCCGATTTCTCTTCCATCGCGATGTTCTTGCCGATGGATTTGCGGCTGTAACCTTTTGTCAGCGGCATGGTGCTATCCCATTGTCAAAGGTGAAAGGGGGCGAGTTTCCCCGCCCCCGATGCTATCAGATCAGGGAACCTGATTGAACAGCATGATGCCCGACATTTCAGGCTGTTTGTTCACAACACCGAAGAAGGTATCCATACGATACTTCGTGATGGCGGTGTTGATGTCGTAGAACTTCTGCATCACCAGTTCGATGCCCTGATCGGTGGTGCCACGCATCACGTCAACGCCAGCGTTGGTCGGGATTGCGTAACGGCCCGGCAGGATTTCCAGAGCGTCTTTCTGCCAGAACACGTTGATGTCGGCAGCGTCCACGTTCAGGATGGTGACGGTCGAACCGTTGGCCGGGGTGGCCGAGACGTTCTTGTATTGCAGTTCAGCATCGGTGCCGCCCTGAGCCGAGATGATCGGCGGGGAGATGACAACGGTGTTGTTGCCTGCGGTGCCGCCACCCGAGGTGATCGAGATGATGCGGAACGTCTTGGCTTGGCCAGTGTCGCCCTTGGTGATGTGGTGCAACGCGTTGACGCTTGCCAACTTGAAGCAGTCACCAACACGCACAACAGCGCCGGCAGCCAACGTGATGTTGAGCGACTGGTAGCGGTTGTCCACGTTTGCGGTTTCACCCGTGCCTGCGGTCGAGGTCGCACGCGGGGTGTAGTACTGGTTCGCACCGTTGATGGTGATGTCACCGACCGGGGTGGTGTTCCCCAGGATGCGGTTGGCATAGTCCATCTTGTAGGTTTGGAAGCCAGCGACTTCACCGACGAACGAACGCTCATAGGCGGTGGTCGGCTTGCCCGTCATGGTCTGACGGCCAGCGAGATCCGACGCCATGCCGTTATACGAGCGCGAAGACAGCGCCAGATAACGGTCGAACATCTGCACGCCCTGCTCGTTGAACACGGCATCGCATTCAGCCACGTCCGAGTAACCGCCGGCAGAGCCGGAGCGGGTCACAACCATGGTGGACTGAGCAGCAGCCACGTTCATGATGGCGACGTTGATGTCCGAAGCAAGTTTCTGCTTTGCGGAGTCACCAAGGCGGCCTTCCTGAAGCTGGTCACGCAGTTCCAGAGCGTCCAGAGCAAACGGCACGGTCTTGTTGAAGCCGAGCGTTGCCGGGACAGCAAGCTGGGTGAAGTCAACGAACTGAGCCGAGATGTCGGTACGCGGTGCGCCGTTGATCGAGGTCGCAATGTAGGGCTGCGGACGCCAGATCACGTCGTTGGTGCGTTCCATCATCGAGCCGTCGGTGTTGTAAACCGACACGTTGCGCGACATTACCAGAGCGTCGTTGAAGCCCTCGAGGATGTTCTCGAACGCTACGCGCTCTTCTTTACTAAACGAGTTCGCCATTTTAGCGGTCCTTCATGTGTGGGGGTTAGCCCTTGGCCTTCTGCTTCTTATACTGGAAAACCTTGGAATAGTCGCCAGTCTTTTCTGCTTCAGACCGCAGGCGGTCTAGGGTGCTGTCAACCGCGCCAGACGGGCGGGCGGTGCCG